GCCTGGTACGTTCCACTTAACAGATGCATCCATAGAACCTTTGATAATATCTTTCAACGCCCAAGATTCGTTTGTTTTCAAAATACGAATCTTTTCTTCTTTTGTTCTGGACTTTGCAACTTCGTCCAGAACTTCGTAAACCATCTTCTTCATAAAAATTCCTCAACACTTTCGATTAGCATATTCATTTGTTTGCCAATCATATATGGTAGAACTTTTGCTTTGTTCTTCCAAGGATCTTGGCTATCAAAACTATTTATAATCGATAACTTTAAATCTTCTGGAGTATATCGCAAATCTATAAGTTTTTCATTGCGTTTAATATTGCGATATACTTCATCACCAAGAGCTTTGGGATCTTCCATAAGTGCTGCTATTTTCTTTTTAGACATAGGTGTTTGTCGTAAACCTTCTACAAAACAATTGTCACCACTTAGAACATTAGGTACACCATCACTAGTATCACCTTTAAAGACATGTTCTTGTCTGTACAAATAAGGATTTTTTTCAATTATAAACTTTTTAGTAAGAGGAGAATATTGAGCGACATTATCATGAACTTGCAATTGGATAAAATCTTTATCGGCAGAAATAATCATCACTGGTTCATTCTTACCGAATTCTTGAGTTTGTTCAGTAAGAACAGCAATAACGTCATCAGCTTCGCAACCATCAATATGAATCATTTTGTATGGAAAATTTTCTGCTAAGTCAGAACGTATGCCATTCATAATACGAAAGGCTTCTTCCCAGTTCATATCAGACTTTTCACGATTTTTACGACGTGCTGCTTTGTATTGTGGAAAAGCCTCTTTGCGCCAATTATTAGCGCCATCACAAGCAATTACAACATCGCCGTACTGTTTTTGAAATCTTGTCTTATACATACGAATAGTGTTAAACACCATATGCCGAATCATTTTTTCTTCTAATTTGCCATTAGCAAATATAGAGCCGATAGCGATGCCGTTAAAGTCCATAATAATCATGATATAGTTCCTTGTTGTTCTATTATATTATACACTATTTTATTTCAAATGTACATAAGTTTTTTCAATAAAATGCAAAAAATTCTTTCTCCATTTTTCTTCATAATTTGACAAAGGAGCTCCATTAGATCCATCATACCATAATCTTTTAAAATATCCAGGAGCAGATTCAAGCATAGTTGATTCAGACGTAAAGTGACCTTTAACCATATAGAACAACCTTGAAGCTTCTTTTATATCAGGATACTTATGCCAAAATTCATTACGTTCGTTTGTACTAGCTCTTCTATTTTCATGAGCTACCATCATCATTAGATATACTTTTTGGTCTAGATCGTCTTTGACCATATCCTAACCTTTTCATAATTTTCATTCGTTGATGATGATGATACCCTGACCATTCGGATATCTCTTTTAATGTTCTACCACATCCAACACATATATTAGTCTTTTGTTCTATCTTGCATTTGCTTTGGCACGGACTTACGTACATGTTTTGCATGAATTTTGCACCCTATGAATTCGTTGTAATATTCATCGCTAAACAGAACTTCTCTCTCAATCTGCTCTTTAGTTTCGTAATATGACATTTCGCCTTTAGTCACACAAAGGCGAATTATTTCTCTTTTAAATCGATCTAAACCAAATTCTTCTACGAGTTCTGAGACTGCTTTAGAAGATCCACAATACGTTCGCCAGTCAGAGTCGACGGTTTGTCTGGATCTGCGTGCTCGTTTCGAATTTTTAGGTAAGATTTTTGATCTATGGAATAGTTTTTTTCCGACGTATTTGCGCTGGTTTGACAAGTCTGTAATGACGTAGACAAACCCGGCAAAGTTATCTGGAGTATCGGTGAATTCTTTTTGTTCATAATACCACATGCATTTATTTATATTCACTCTTCGACAAAATCTGGTTCTTCAATATCAAGTCTACAAGTTTCTACTTCTGCTCGACGGCCACATACCGAGCAGAATTTTGGTTTCGCGTATGCAGCTACATAAGTAGTTTCTCCGCATTCTTCGCATTCAACTATATAATCAATCATTACACTTTATTTCCTTACTAAATCAAAATTCATTGCAATACTGATTCTGTCTTTATTGCTTAAATTCTTTTCTACCATATGTTGCAAATTCGATTTAAACACTAACAGCAGCGTGGGTTCAGGCTGATAACTACAAGCTTTGAATGCAGCATTGCTAGTAAGCACTGCCTTAGCTGGTATAGTATATGAATCTACTATCTGTTCTATATTCCTAAATATTATATTTCCAGACTTAGGTGGTGTATCAACATAGTATACTGCACTAAAATGCATGTTAGGATGAGAATGATATTCTTGATAGTTACCTGGTGCAGCAATGTTAAACCAAAACTCTCTGCATCTAACGTTAAAATTTTCTAAATCAGCATCAAAAAGTTTAGCGTATTCGTGAACTGCAGCAACAGCATGATTAACTAGATTATTAATTACTGGATCAACTTCATCATTTTTAAAATATTCTGATTCTTCAACCTTTAACGTGTTAAAAGTATCGCAGTTCCAATGAGTATCTACTTTGCCACCCAGTTCTTCTTTAAGCTGGTATGCTCGCTTAGATAGCAAACTATTTGTACTTGAAAATTCATCAAGTTTGGCCTTCGCTATAAGTGTAGGGAACCAAGATTCAACTGCATAATCTGCCATTAAAAGTCTATTTCACAAGCGCCACCAGCGCACGCTGCAGCACCCATAGTGTCAACATCAGTATATTTCTTTTCTTTTATATCGTCACGCCAAACCACTTGTTTCAAATTCTTTTGAATTTTATTCCATTTGTGAAGTAGATAAGCATCTTTCAAACAGTGTTCAGCTAATTTAATATCGTCTTTACAGTAACTTGTAGCAAAGTTTTCAAATCGGCGGATCCAGTCTGCTCTAGAAGCATTTTCAGATGATTCCAAAGAAATATCTAATCCAAAGCCTTGAGCTGTTGAGCAAGCGTCCCATAAGTTAGGGAATACCTTTAGCGCATCTACTACCATGCCAGAAGCAAAAATAGCGCCTGTGCCGTATTTTTTTACCATTTCTTTAGCGGTAATAACTGCAGTGTTTGGAGCTTGATTATAGTCTTTATCGCCTGACATCGATAAGAAAGAAATACCAGAGAATGAATAACGGTTTTCAAATACATAAGTTTCTACTTCGTCCCAGTCGTCGACGATAATAGTATTTGAAACATTGTGGCGAATACCTTTGTCCGCGCATAATTCTTCGTTCGTGCCAGCCACTACCCAATGTTTCTGAGCTATTGCGACTAGTTTTAAGTGATCTACTCCAAGTAAATCATCTTTTAGATAAGAACCTTTATGCGGAATAATTGGAAACGACACGACAACATCAGTTCCTCCAGAAGACCATACACTCTCTTCGACCATATACGGATTTGTTTTTTGTATTGCTTGAGTTATTTCTGATTCCTTATTCATCTGAATATTACGTATATACATGCCACTATGCTCAGCATGAATACCACTAGCAGTTTGCAGTAAAACCGAAGCGTTACCCGATGGCTTGACACAAGTTGTTCTAGCCGCTGGATTGATTCCGATAATTCCTGCAATTTCTTTATTTGTTTTTCTGACAATCGCCGCGCCTTTCTCTAATATCTTAGGATTAAATAAGATATCGGGGTTATTCATCCATCCCGTAATAGATACTCCAAGCAAGGCTTCTCTATCAAATATTTCTTTCGAAGTATCTGAGAGAAATTTGAAGTCAGTATACCCTGCTTGGAGTGTACCAAGGATAGCCGCCGCTCGACAGGCTTTGAAAAAGGCTTCCTCGGTATTGCACATGCCTCCATTGATCTCGGTGAGATTACAACCTTGCCATCCTGATTTTCCATCGATTTGCGGAAACATTCCGATTTCGACACAGGGGTTAGTTGTATGCTCCGTTGATTCAACAAAAACAAAACCTGGCTCACCAAACTGTTTAACTTTCTGCATTAGATTATTAAACTGCTCTGGTGTTGCCTTATCTCGTACAATCACCGCAGAGTTATTTGATCTTGCTCTTTGGGGATTATCCACAAACCAATTGCCAATTTTAGCATTCATCATCTCTTCATCTTCTGGAGAAAAGAGACAAATAGTTGCTGAACGACGTACGCCACCAGACAATACAGCATCAGCTGCATGCATAGCAATGTCGTACACATCAATTGGTTTAATATTTACGGGATTTTTTTGGTCTATTACGATACCTTGAAGAAGATGTTCTACTTTGTCGAGTGAACGACGAAGACCTTCTGGTCCAGGGGCTTTAAATCCACCGGATATCTTAGCACCTTTAGGACGAATTAGTGTAAGATCAAAGAATACTCTTCGACCTTCATAGTCGGGATGTTTACCACCGCCAACCATATATGATGATATTAATATATCTAACGCAGACGCCCAACCTTCGATTGAATCGTCTACAATATAACCTTTTGCTTGCTTTGTACGACCTTGAACTTGAGGCAATCTAGCAACGTGGTGTTTTTGTACTGAAAATCCAGCACCCGCGCCACAAAGCAAAATATAAAAAAGTTCACCAAAAAATTCTGGACGATCTGCATAAGAAGACGTACAGTTGTACATTCTCATTTGGTGTTTAAGGAGTTGACCACCACCGAATTGCAATGATCGTTGCGCTGCGAGCACACGTTGTTCTTTATAAGCTTCTTTAGCTTCGTCAAGAAATGGAATCAATTCATTGTTTTTTTCTTTATAATAATCTGCATGCATATCAATTACTCGATCTACAGCTTCATCCCAGCTCTCGTACCGATCTTCTCCATCCACATATCTTGAATAGCCTTCATAGAACTTAGTTTCGGATAAAAACTTCCGAGTGTCAACATGCGCTGTTGCCATTTTTTACGTACCTCTTTTTATATAATGATGAACTTTTTGACTTTTGTTATTGTACTATTATATATCAGATTTATTCATCTGTAAACCTTAGTAATAGTGTTTTTACGAAAAATATTTTGTAATCATATCAATTTTATCTTGAGCAGAAGCGATCTTTTCAAGCTCACCATCAACTGCTTCAAGTATATCAGCGTGTTCACCGATTCCCACACTGTTGTTCATGTAGATATCTACATTAGCTTTAGCCAAACCAATTATACCTTCGTAATGTTTAGTTAAGCCTTCTTTAATTATCATCTTCGTTGTTGTCATCATCATCTCCATTAATAGCTTTTTCGTAATATACGATAATTGCTGTTTGCTGTTCTATATATCTACGTAAATCTGCTAAGTTAAGAGCCATGTTTTCATAATCTCTAACGTTTATAGCGTAGAATACAAGCTCGGATCCATTCTGTAATTTGAATTCTTTAATAAATTCTTCTAAGTTTTTTTCAGTTACTACATAATAGTATGGAGCAGTTAGTTCTAGACCCTTTGGCCGTGGCTGAATAGGAATATCCCTTTCAACTAAAGTCTCAACTGTTACTATTTCTTTTTCTGGAACCTTAGCGCAGCTAGTTAGAAGTAAGAGACTCAAGCTCACCAAGAATATTGTTCGTACCATCATTCACTCTCCTTTCTATTAGCCCAGGTTTCTGCAAACTCAATCTAGTTAAATCGTGATCTTGCAATACAGATCTTAAACTGTCAGTATAATCATATGCTGCTTGCAAATCTAATACTAATTCTGAATTTAATAGTTCTAATTCTTTCGTATTAGCTGTCATTTCTTCTATAACAAGATCTTTAGATCTTGCGGCAACTTCTAATATAGCGTTATTTTGCGCAAGAGTTGCTAATCTCTCTTGAGTATCGTTATAGTAATAATAAGCTCCGTACGCGGCAGAGCTCATAAAACCTAGTATTGCTATAGTGACATATAGCTTTATCATTTTTTTAATCTCTCTTCGCACCCAGTGCAAAATTTCATACAGTCGTGAATAAAAAAGTGTACGAGTGCCATGACGTACCACATCCAAGTCATTTCGTTAAATCCTAAAAATGTAGGACCATGATTAACAACTTGATTGACATGTTCCATATGACCAGCATGCTCACTACCTAGCATTGGTATTAACCACCAAGCAGTTCCTACAACAGCAAAGACATAAGCTGCTACATTGTGAGTAATTTCGTATCTAGTTTTACCTATGTTCATCTTCTGTATATCTCCTAAAACGCTTTAATAGTCTCTGGTTTTTCTTACTACGGCGATCTGTCACAGTAGTTGGTTTATAACGAGGGCCCATAACAGTAGTTTTAGGATCAGGTATAGCACCTGTATTCATTGTTGGAGCATCTTCACCAACTGGTTTTCTTTTGTCACTCATCTGATTAACTCGCTTGCTGATAAGTAAATTTTTTGATTTGTTCTCATATGTGTTGCTTCATATATATCTATACCAAACATACTTCCAGCTGGATAGCATTCTTCTTCTATCCGTAGTCGATCTTTAGGATTAACCATTTCTTCGTATGAATAGTTTAAAACTTTGTGATTTTTAATTCGATAGACGCCTGGAGCTAATTGCTTATTTTCTAACATAAACCATTCTGTGTTTTCTTTTAAAAAGTCAGTGACGTCTATGTCATGTTCTTTTAAAATACTTTCTAATTTTTTTTCAGAAATTTCACATTTTTCTTTAAGTAAATAGAGCGCGGCCGCAAAAGATCCAAGCTTTGTTGTACCTCCTGGGAGCTTTGATAAGAGCCTTTTAATGTTAGCACACAGGCGAATGAAAGGAGTCCAACTAGCAGAATCTGCATCTGTCTCAAGTGTTTTGCTTTTGATCCTTTGACCTTTGTCATCGATTATGCCTTGCTTATAAGCATCCCAACTATCCCACTTCATTACAAGCATACGAACAAAACGAAACGCATAGGTCAAATCTGCGGCTGATTTTACTATTCCCATTATATTTTCCTCAATGCTTCTACTACCAGTTTATCTTGTTCGAAACCAATTATTTCGTCGTACTTAATATAGTTTAGAAATATTAAAAACGGTTTTATTACTGGCCAATGACTATCATCTAATTTTAATTTTAATATTTCCTTTGCACCTTCAAGTCCAAACGAATTAAATGCAACTATCAAATGATTCATAATTAATCTTTCAGACAATTCACCAGTTTCAAGGTACCGATTTGCTAAACGTTTTATATATTTGTATCTTTTCAAATCGTCGTAGAAATCATCGACATCCGTAAATGCGGAATTTCTATAATGCTTCGCTGCATACAAAAAAAGATTGGCTTCTGTCAGTTTATCAAATATTAACATACTATTATTTATTACAGTTATTAACCAATAACCGCTGACAATTTTTCAATCAATGTCGATTTTCTTTCTCTGCGGTCAAGTTCAATGCCGTACACTCTGCCAAGATCTTCCAATTCAGTTTTTGACATATTCTCTAAATTACTTGCATCTGTTGATTCACATCCCTGATGCCAATCTTCGTTTTCTTCGTGAGCGTTATCAGACAATGTGGGGAAACCTACATCGATTTCTGAACGCAGAACTTCACGAACTTCTTCAATTGGCGCAGTTTGAGGGTTAAAAATGGCGGGTGGTTCTACACCAAGATATTCGTCAATTTCAGTTTGTGAAATT